TAAAAGACACAATCTAACCAAGTTGGCAAACGCAAAACCTAATTTAATAGAAACAAGGGCAAATAATGGAACAAAGAAAGTTTTTGATAGCATTGAAGAAATCAGTAGGGTTGTTGACAATCTTGACGATGGTTTGCAGTTGCAGTCTTCTACCGAGTAAAAGAACTGTAGACATAGTTACGAAACCTTTAGAGCGTAACATTGCACAACCTGTTATGCCCAGAGAGATTGATCTTAAAGAGCCTCATTGGTATGTGGTTTCTTCAAAAAATATAGATGAATTTTTAGCAAGAGTAGAAAAGGAGCAAGGTCAATTAGTATTTTTTGCAATGTCTGTACCCGATTACGAACTTATGTCCTACAACATGCAAGAATTAAAGCGGTATATCACAGAACTACACGAAGTAGTCGTTTATTACAAAAAAGTAACTACAAAAAATACGGAGAAAGAATGAACATATCACAAGATGGCATAGCATTAATAAAACGATTTGAAGGCTGTAAGTTAGAGGCTTATTTAGATTCAGTAGACGTTCCAACTATAGCTTGGGGCAGAACCAAGAATGTAAAAATAGGAGATACATGCACACAAGAACAAGCAGATTCTTGGCTACATGAAGAATTAAAAGAATACGAAGGTTATGTTAATGACTTGGTTGATGTTCCTTTAGAGCAGTGTATGTTCGATTCTTTGGTGGCATGGTGTTATAACCTTGGACCAACCAATTTAAAAAACAGTACGTTACTCAAAGTGCTGAATGAAGAAAAATACTCAGAAGTACCTCAACAGATTAAACGCTGGAATAAGGCTGGTGGACAGACTTTGAAAGGGTTGATAAGAAGGCGAGAAGCAGAAGCACTTTTATTTGAAAATAAAGAATGGTTAGAGGTTTAAATCAATGAAATGCCTTATACTTAGCGTAAGTGCTACTCCATTAGCACTAGGGCTAGGTAGTACCAATGTATGTCACTATCAAGCTACCTAGTCCGCTTTTGAAGATATGAAGAATGTATCGATAAAAGATTTTGATATTTTGTCTGAGCAAGACAAAACAGAAGCTCTGGCTTTATTGAACCGTTATGAACAAATAGATAAGCAGTCTAATTGTCATGTAGATTTTTTATCTTTTGTTAAACACATGTGGGGCGACACTTTTATTGAAGGTCGTCATCACAAGATTATTGCTGATAAATTCAATCGTATATCTCAAGGTAAACTAAAAAGACTAATCGTTTGCTTGCCTCCCAGACACTCTAAATCAGAATTTGCTTCAACCTTTTTTCCAGCTTGGATGATGGGCTTAAATGGTGCTTTGAAGATAATACAATGTACACACACGGCAGAATTAGCTGTGCGATTTGGTCGAAAAGTAAGGAACCTAATTGATAGTGAAGATTTTAAGTTTATTTTCCCTAACCTAAAGCTACAAGCAGACAACAAAAGTGCTGGTAGATGGACAACAAATGAAGAAGGTGAGTCTTTCTATGCTGGAGTAGGCGGTGCCATTACAGGTCGTGGTGCTGATTTATTGATTATTGATGACCCTCATTCTGAGCAAGACGCTCTTTCGCCTAAAGCACTAGATACCGCTTATGAATGGTATACATCAGGTCCTAGACAGAGATTACAACCGGGAGGAACCATAGTCATAGTAATGACTCGTTGGAGTACCAAAGACTTGGTAGGTAAGGTATTAAAGAAACAAGGAGAAGAGAACGCAGACCAGTGGGAAGTTGTTGAGTTTCCAGCAATTATGCCAGAGACAGACAAGCCATTATGGGGTGAGTTTTGGAAAAAAGAAGAATTGCTTAGTGTTAAAGCATCGCTTCCAGTAGCCAAATGGAACTCACAATGGATGCAAAACCCTACAGCTGAAGAAGGTTCAATAGTAAAAAGAGAGTGGTGGAGGAAGTGGAACGGAGAAAGCGTACCAGAATATGATTATGTTATACAAAGTTATGATACTGCGTTTTCTAAGAAAGAGACTGCTGATTATTCTGCAATAACAACTTGGGCTATCTTTATAGACGAAGAGAACGACACGCCAAATATAATTTTATTAGATGCAAAAAGAGTTCGTGTGGACTTTCCTGAGCTAAAACGTCTAGCCTTTGATGAGTATAAGTATTGGGAACCAGACTGTATATTAATAGAAGCCAAGGCATCAGGAACGCCTCTTACACAGGAATTAAGGCGCATGGGAATACCAGTAACTGCTTATTCTCCAAGCAGAGGACAAGACAAGGTTGCTAGGATGAATAGTGTTGCACCAATATTTGAATCTGGAATGGTTTGGATGCCAGAAGAAACTTTTGCAGAAGAAGTAGTTGAAGAGATGGCTAGTTTTCCTTATGGTGACAACGATGACTATTGTGATAGCGCAACTATGGCTTTAATGCGCTTTAGACAGGGTGGCTTTCTGTCATTAAAAGAAGACTACCAAGATGAGGTACAATTACTAAAAAAGGACAGGACGGTTTATTATTAATGCGAATATGGGTAACCTCTTTTGTTTGGGATGGCATAGAATATGTGGGACCTAGAATTTATGCTAAAACAAAAGAAACTGCATTGGCAGTGGCAGAGTTTGAGGGACTGGTACTTGAGGGAGAGCTCGTTGGATTTATACCAGTTGAAGATTTAGATGAACCAGAAGAGACAACTGATAAAATAATGTTACACTAGGATTTGATATGGCAATAGAAAGAGTATTAGGAACAGAAACTGATCCAGATATAGTAGATTTAGATACATCTGTTGAAGTTATACCAGAACCATCAAGGCAAGACCAAATAAGAGAAGCTGCTAATATTTTGGTTCAAGATGAACAAGTCTTCACCGAAGAAGAATTAATGCAAGAACCAGAACAAGACCAAGATTCCTTTTTTGATAACTTGGCTGAATTTGTAGAAGAAGACGAATTAAACAAACTGGCTTCTAACTTGATAGACTCTATAAAGAACGATTTAGAGTCAAGAAGCGAGTGGGAAAAGACTTATAAAGACGGTCTTCAATATCTAGGTATGAAGTTTGATGAAAGTCGCTCTCAGCCATTTCAAGGTTCCAGTGGTGTTATTCACCCAATTTTGGCAGAAGCCGTTACCCAGTTCCAAGGTCAGGCATATAAGGAGCTACTACCAACTAAAGGACCTGTTAAAACTCAGATAATCGGTCAAAGAACCGCAGCAACAGAATCACAAGCAGAAAGAGTGCAAGAGTTTATGAACTATTACATATTAAATGTAATGGAAGATTATGACCCAGAGCTAGACCAAATGTTGTTTTATTTACCTTTAGCGGGTTCAGCTTTTAAGAAAATTTACTTTGATTTCGTTTTAAATAGAGCTGTATCTAAATTTATACCACCAGAAGATTTAATAGTTCCTTACGAAGCTCCTGACATATCTACAGCTGAAAGGGTGACGCATGTTATTAGCATGTCAAGGAATGAAGTTAAAAAACAACAATTAACTGGTTTTTATGCAGACGTAGAAATTCCAGAAGAATCTTATGAAGAACGTGACGATGTAACTGAAGAAATAGACGAAATTCAAGGAATATCGCCGAGTTACACAGAAGATCGTAACCGTACTATATACGAAATACACACAATACTTGATTTAGAGGGCTATGAAGATGTAGATGCAGAGGGAGTTCCAACTGGACTGAAGTTGCCTTACATAGTAACCATAGACAAACAATCAAGCACAGTCTTGTCAATTAGGCGTAATTTTAACCCACAAGACGTTTCAAAAAATAAGATTAACTATTTTGTGCAATATAAGTTCTTACCGGGGTTAGGATTCTACGGCTTAGGCTTGTCGCACATGATAGGAGGTCTTTCTAAGGCAACAACATCTATTCTAAGACAGCTCATTGATGCTGGTACTTTGGCTAACTTACCAGCTGGCTTTAAAGCTAGAGGTATGCGTATAAGAGACGAAGCCGATCCATTGCAACCGGGTGAATTTAGAGATATAGACACTACAGGCGGGTCATTAAGAGAAAACCTCATACCATTACCGATTAAAGAACCAAGTAATGTATTGATGCAACTTTTAGCCATATTGGTTGATTCAGGAAAGCGTTTTGCAGCTATATCAGACATGAATGTTGGCGATATGAACCAAGCCATGCCTGTAGGCACCACAGTGGCGTTATTAGAGCGTGGCACTAAGGTTATGAGCGCCATACATAAGCGTTTACATTATGCACAAAGGTTAGAATTTAATCTTTTAGCTAAAGTGTTTGCAGACTATCTACCTCCTACTTATGACTATGAAACAGGTTCAGGACCTAGAGATATTAAACTTAGTGATTTTGATGAGCGTGTCGATATTATTCCTGTATCTGACCCAAACATATTCTCACAAAGCCAAAGAATAACCATGGCACAAGAGCTGTTACAAATGGTTCAGTCTAACCCACAAGTGCATGGACCTACTGGTATATATGAAGCCTACAGCAGAATGTACAGTGCATTAGGAGTTGATAATATTGAGTCTTTATTACAACC